ACGGCGACGGCTACGGCTACGGCTACGGCACAGTCAGGTCGAATAAGCGGAGGCGTGGCTAACATGAGCAAAGAACTGGCGCTGAAATTAGCCCCTAAGTTTTCCCAAGAGTACCAAGACCATCATCAAACAACACGGTTTTCTTTCACTGAGCAGACGCTTATCGAATTCGCCACCCGCTACCACACAGAGGATCAGGCGAGAATCAGGGAACTGGAAGGGGCGCTGAAAGACCTGCGGGGGCTTTGCTCACCGAAGTATTGCTGGCCGCTTATTGATGAAGCCCTATCCCGCCCCGCCGACTATTCCGCGCTGAACGAGGCGTTGGCGAAGGCGATAGCGGACGAAAAGCAAAACCCGTGGAAGGCTGCGGTAATCGACGAGCTTGTTGTTTGCCACATCTATACAGCCGAGCATGACAACAATCCGAGGAAAGCCATCAAGGACGCCATCCAATGGAACTGTGAGGTCGCACTTGACCCGCGTGTTTCATCGGCGATGAACGAGGCGCTGGCTGCTGAATGTGAGCGGCTGGCGGAAGCATTAGAGCGGGGGAGGCCTGGATGGAGTGACGCCGTTTATTGGCTCCGCGAAGAAGCCGCAGCGCATCGGGGCGCAGCACGGAAGGAGGGGAAGTGATGCCTGATTTTCATGGCCTATCTATCCCAAAATACGTTGGTGGCTACCAAATTGGTGGCCAGATGGGGCTAAGGGTAAATCTGCAAAAGAAGCCCATATTCTTGCATCGCTGGATGATGAAGTTCTGCCTTGGATGGAAGTGGGTAGATACAGGAAAGGAAGGAGAGTGATGAGTGGAGTACGTTGCCCAATGTGTGATTACGACGTTGATGATTGTGAGTGTGAAGATAGGTACGGACGGCAGAAAATTGAAATGAACTTTTGCCCACGCTGCGGCAAGCCTATCTGGCATTCGAAGCCGGGTGATGTTCATACCTGCACGCCACCGGACAAGACCCGCCAACAGACACACTGGGACGGTTGCTGGGCAACACGCGGACACCACGATTGCGCGATTCGGACTATTGAAGAATTGCAGGCGAAATGATTTTCCCCACCCGCCGCCATTCAACCCCTACGATACGAAAGGAACGGGGAAGGTTGGGAAAGGTGACGACTTGGCGGGTGGTTTTTTATTCTTAGGAGGAAGGGCGATGGCAACAGCAAGAGACAAGCTTTATGACTTTATCGTGGCCCATGCGCCAGTGACGTACAACAAACTGCTTGAAGCCGGTATGTCGCTGCCAGCAGTCAAGGCCGCGCTAAAAGGACTGATCGAGAAAGGCAAGGTCATCAACGTCCACCGTGGCAACAAGGGCGCGGGCGGCCTTTACGATGTGGCCAACCGGGTCGAAGAAGCAAAGCGCCTTGCCATCGAAACCGTCACCAAAGTCGTGATGCGGTGGGATGATCGCGTTGCCGTGGTCAAGCGGGAAGACATCCAGGGTGGCCACATGAAGCGTGGCTGCAAGGATGGCGTCCTCCGCGCCAAGGGAAACCCCATCAAGCCGGGTTCCCGCCTGGTGGTCATCGGCTTTCCCTCCACCCTCCCCCATTTCCTGTCATGCCCCCAGTAATCGAACATCCCGTCCACGAAAGCGGCATCCGTCTTTCCGACGCCCGCTACGGCTGCTTCAACCGCAAGTCGTTTCAAAGCAAGTACGTGGTGATGGACCGCGACGTTTACACGCTGGAGTCCAAGCTTCGCATTCTGGACTTCCGCATGTCCACGGATTGTCGCTACGACAAAAGCCTCTCCGACCCCAAGTGCTTCGGCTGCAAGCACAAGGGCAGCGGAGAAGCCTATGACCGCAGCGTGCGCGAAGGGGGCGCCGCGTGAGCGAACTTTTTCCCTACCAGGAGCAAGGCTTCAAATGGTTGTCCACCAAAAAGCGGGCGCTCCTGGCCGATGAAATGGGGCTGGGCAAGACCGTGCAGGCCATCAAGGCGGCAGATGCAGTGGAGGCCAGGCGCATTCTGATCTACTGCCCTGCTGTTGGTTGCCACAACTGGGCTGACGAATTCGGGATGTGGTCAGAAACCCCCCGCAGCATCCACATCAAGACCAGCCGCACGGATGACAAGCTGGGCGCCATCACGATCTGCTCCTATGACATGGCGGACGCCCACCAGGCCCAGTTCCGCACCGTGAATTGGGACGTGGTGGTATGCGACGAATCCCACTACATGAAAAGCCGGGACAGCATCAGGACGAAAGCCATCCTGGGGCAGAACGGCAAAGGTGGTATCCTGACTTCCGCCGCCAGGTTATGGGCGCTATCCGGCACCCCCGCCCCCAACCATTACGGCGAACTATACCCTTTGCTCAAGGCGTTTGGTGTTTGGCCCCACGATTACTGGGAATTCATGAACACTTTTACGATCTGGTATGATGCCCCATTCGGGGCGGACAGGATCATCGTCAAGAAGTCCAAGAACGCCTACCTTTTAAGGGAAATCCTCATGCCGTTGATGCTGCGTCGCAAGAAGGGCGACGTGCTGAAAGAGTTGCCACCGATCTTCTTCCAGTACGAAGCCATCGAAGCGGGCGAAGTGGACGATGAAATCTGGTTCCCGTCCAAGATCACTGGCAAGCGCGACCCCGATTTGCCCGCCACGCTTGAGAAGGAACGTTCTCTGCTTGGCGCCTTAATGGCCATCGAGAGCAAGGAGAAGCTTGACGACAGGCTGGGTGCGATTGAAGCGTCCAAGGTCGCCACCGCTACCCTTCGCCGCTGGCATGGGCAATCCAAGGTCGCTCCCGTGTGCGACATGGCGATTGACGCCCTTGAGTCAGGGGCTATTGACAAGCTTGTGATTTTCGCTATCCATCGTAACGTCATCATGGACCTGGAAATGAGGCTCAAACGCTTCAAGCCGGTTATCGTGTTTGGCGGTACGCCCCCGATGAAGAAGGCAGGGAATGTCAAGAAATTTCAGAACAACCCCAAGTGCCGCGTGTTCATCGGCCAGATTCAGGCCGCTGGCACGACCATCACCCTCACCGCAGCCCAGCACATCTGGTTCGTGGAACAGGATTGGGTGCCCGGGAACAACGCCCAGGCGCTGATGCGCGTCCACCGCATCGGCCAGTCCCGCAAGGTGTTCGCCAAGTTCTTTGGCGTGGCCGGTACGCTGGACGACGCAATCGTTAGAATCGTTCAAAGGAAAACGAAGGACTTGCAGCAGCTTTTTGATTGATTAACCTGTTGCGCTATTCGCAATCGTTTGCTAGAATCGCAACATCTTTTACGGAGACTCGTCACAAATGACCATCAAAGTTACCCTTGAATTCGCCTGTGTTGAAGACATGCTGGCACACTTCAGCACGCCTGTTGCTACTGTCGACATTGAAACGCTGGCAGGCAAGCGCAAGCCCGGGCGCCCCCGCAAGCTCAACGCCCAGCCGGAGGTGGCGAGTAACACCGGCAGTTCCGCATCTGTGAGTCCTCAGGACGCTCCCTCCACGGAGGGCGGAACCGTAGGGCCGGAAGAAGGGGAGGTAACTTCTCCCGAGGGTGAACAGGCCGATGCCGCGCCGTCCCCTTCTTCCGAGCCTCACGTATTCACCGTTGATGATGTGCGCCAGCACCTGGCCAGCGTCAACGAGAAGAAGGGGCTTGAGGCTGCGCGGGAACTGCTTGGGCAGTTCAGCGCCAACCGTATCTCCGACCTGAAGGCCGACCAGTACGGCGCCTTCATCGTCGCTTGCGAAACGGCGGTGGCATGACCCACCTTTTCCGCTGCCATTCGCTGGCGGACATCATGGCCGAGCCCAAGAACAAGGGCGAAGTCCTGTCCGTTGGCGCCAAGACGGCCTGCCGCAAGATCGCCAAGGAAATTCTGTTTGGTGTGCGCGGCAGGATCGACAGCAAGGCAATCCAGAAAGGGCTGCGGTGCGAGAACGACAGCATCGCGCTCTACAACAGGATCGCTGGCGCCAAGCACATCAAGAACCTGACACGCATGGCCAACGAGTGGATCACGGGGGAGCCTGATTTGGTCCTCCGTGACAGTGGCGTGGACATCAAAACCAGTTGGTCAGTGGACACGTTCCCCCTCACGCCAGAAGAAGGGGAGGACAAGACTTACGAGTGGCAGGCACGGGGCTACATGATGCTGTTCGACAGGCCCCGTTGGGACATCGCTTACTGTCTGGTGGATACGCCGCAGGATTTGATTGGCTACGAAGACCCTGCCATCCACAAGGTAAGTCACCTTCCGCCGTACATGCGCGTAACCACTGTCGCTTACTTCCGCGACGAAGCGCTTGAAGAAAAGATCAAAGAGAAGTGCCGTGCTGCACAGGCTTTCATCCAGACTATTCTGGATGCGCAGCGTGCGCGGTATGCACTGATCGAAGATTTGACTGGTGGCCTTGCGGCCCAGCCCCAGTTGAAGACCGTAGCAGATGAATTTGTGGCCGTCGATTAACCAAGGAAAAACGATATGACTACCGATGTTTTGAAGAAGGGGGGCCGCACGGCCTCTGGCAACATCATCACTCCGCAGTTCCGTGTTTCGTACCCCTACGTTTTCAAGCCCGCCAAGCCCATGCAGGATGGTGCTGAACCCAAGTACAGCATCGTCATGCTGTTTGAAAGCGACTCCGATCTGGCGCTGCTGAAGGCTGCGGCCCAGGAAGCGGTCAAGGAAAAGTGGGGCGACAAACCCCCCAAGGGTCTGCGCTCTCCGTTCCGTGACCAGGGCGAGAAGGATGGCGCTGGATACGTCGAAGGCAACGTATTTGTTTCCGCCAGTTCCAAGCAGAAGCCGGGTCTGATCGACAGCAAGAACGCCGACATCATGGACGAGTCCGACTTCTACGCTGGTTGCTGGGCGCGGGCGACGGTGCGTGCTTATGCCTACGACGCCAGCGGCAACCGTGGCGTGGCCTTCGGGTTGCAGAACGTCCAGAAGCTGAAGGACGACGAACCCCTAGGCGCGGGGCGGGCCAAGGCAAGCTCAGAATTTGAGCCTGTCGACGCAGGCGGCGGTGAAGACCCGTTCGCATAACCTCACAGGAGACTGACAAAAGACGGCCTAACAAGCCGTCTTTTTTACCGACTATGAATACTGTTGACAAGGTTGAGGAATTGACTGTTTTCAGAACAACCGACGGGAAGTTCCATGAGGATATGGATGCTGCCTGCGATTGGCAAGAGCAGTTGGATTTTCGTGCGTGGTGCAGACAGAACATATGCGTTGGCGGCGAGTGGAGCGCGAGCATGGTGGCCGATGAAGTTTTGGCGCATTGGAGGGTCTGCCCCAAATGACAATCCTGACAATCGATTTTGAAACGAGGTCCGCGCTTGATCTGCCGGAAGTCGGCCTTGACAACTACGCCTGCCACCCATCCACCGATGTCTGGTGTATGGGGTGGGCGTTTGACAATGAAACAGTTGACGTTGTAGGCCACGATGAACTCGGCACCTTTGGCGATTTTTCCGCCGCCCTTGAGTATGTCGAACAGGGCGCAACCGTCGTCGCCCACAACGCCGCGTTTGAACTGGCCATCTGGAACAGCATCATGGTTCCGCGCTACGGCTGGCCACCGCTCAAGCCTGAACAGGTCATCGACACGATGGCCATGTGCTACGCCATGGGCTTGCCTGGCTCTTTGGAAAACGCTGCGGCTGCCGTTGGCCTTGAAGTCCAGAAGGACATGGCTGGCAGGCGCCTGATGCTCCAGATGGCGCGGCCAAAACCGGACGGCTACGCCGGAATGCCGGAAGGCCAGTACGCTTGGCACGACGACGCTGACAAGCTTCAGCGCCTGTACGACTACTGCAAAACGGACGTGGAGGTGGAGCGCCAGTTATACTCTCGGCTCCAGAAGCTCTCCCAATCGGAGCAGGCGCTGTGGGTGCTTGACTACCAGATCAATCAAAGAGGTGTTTATGTCGATCTACCGGCCATCAAAGCCGCCATCAAAATCGTGGAGGCGGAAACGGCTCGTCTTAATGAGGCGATGCGAAGGGTTACAAACGGCGCGGTGGCTTCGTGCACGGCTGTTGCGCAGCTTGGAGACTGGCTCCGCAATGAAGGAGCCCCCATCGGAAGTCTCAGCAAAGCGTCGGTCATCGACGCACTTTCCCTTGATGGTATCCCCGACCACTGCAAGCAAGCATTAAAGCTGCGCCAGGAAGCAGGAAAATCCTCCACCGCCAAACTGAAGAAGATGCTGGCGCTGGCTGGGCCTGATGGCCGCCTGCGCAACCAGCTTCAGTACCATGCTGCTGCCACTGGCCGCTGGGGTGGGCGCGGGGCGCAGCTTCAGAATTTCCCGCGTGGGAGCATGAAACCGGACGAAGTTGATGACGCCATTGAGTTGATGGGTGGCGATTCCCGATTGGCGGCAGGGGCGCTGGATATGTACTACGGCCCCCCGCTTGATGTCATTTCCTCCTGCCTCCGTGGCATGATTACCGCAGCCCCTGGCCACGAACTGATCGCCTGCGACTACTCCAACATCGAAGGCCGTGTGCTGGCATGGCTGGCGGGTGAGGACTGGAAACTGGAAGCATTCCGCGCCTTTGACCGTGGCGATGGGCCTGACCTGTACCTGGTCGCTGCCTCCCGCATTTACGGCTGCGAACCCAAGGATGCCAAGCCCCACCGTCAGATCGGCAAGGTGTCGGAGCTGGCGCTGGGGTATCAGGGTGGTGTCGGCGCCTTCCAGTCCATGGCCAAGATTTACGGGGTCAAGGTGCCGGACGACCAGGCGGACGGGATCAAGACAAAGTGGCGTGAAGCGCACCCCCGCACCGTCAAATTCTGGTATGCTTTGGAAGAAGCAGCAATCGCCGCCGTCCTTAATCCGGGCGGTATTTTTTCCGCTGGCCATAAAGGCCGCCCATGCAAATTCAGGAAAGTCGGGTCATTCATCTGGTGCCAACTGCCGAGTAAGCGCGTGCTTTGCTACCCCTACCCCCGCATTGTTGAAGGCAAGTTTGGCCGTGACGCCATCCAGTACATGGCCGTGGATGGCATGACCAAGAAGTGGGATTACACGGATACCTACGGCGGCTCACTGGCCGAGAACGTTACCCAGGCTGTAGCGCGTGACGTGCTGGCCAATGCGCTGACCACGTTGGAGCAGGACGGTTACGACGTTGTGTTCCACGTTCACGACGAGTGCGTTGCGGAAATCCCAATTGACGATTCTCCCGACGATGAACTTGTCCAGATGATGGCTGACGCCATGTGTCGCCTCCCCGCATGGGCGAAAGATTTACCTGTCGTCGCCACTGGCTGGCGCGGGACTCGTTACAGAAAGGATTAATTGTGGCTGACGAAATCGACATGGCCAACGAGAAGGCCGAAAAGATGCTTGGGCACCAGCTTGCATTCAGGAAAAAGTCAGGCCCGGAGCCGAGCGGTACTTGCCACAACTGCGGTGAGGAAGTGGAAGAAGGCAAGCGGTGGTGCGATGCCGAGTGCCGGGATATGTGGGAACGGTGGACTACTCGGAGAAGCTGATGGCCTCACTTGAACAAGCATTGGAACTGGCAGCAAAGGGCTTCCACGTCTTCCCGCTCATACAGAACAGCAAGCTTCCGGCCATTGATGGCTGGCAGACCAAGGCCACCACTGACGCGGAGAAGATCAGGCGTTGGTGGCTGGACCCGGTGATGGGGCTGGATCAGGACTGGAACATCGGCATCTGCACTACGCGCTTCAACTGCGCGGAAGCCTTGCTTGCCGTTGACGTTGACAACAAGAATGGGAAAAGCGGCGATGCTGAAATCATCCGACTTGAACTGGAGGGCAACGAGTTTGCTCCTACCCGTGAACACACCACGCCAACTGGTGGGCGCCACTTGCTGTATCGAGTGGAAAAGCCCGTACCCAATAGCGCAAGTAAACTTGCCCCGGGCTTGGATATTAGAAGCAGCGGAGGTTTCGTCGTCGCCCCTGGCAGCACCATCGACGGACGGGAATACCGTGGAACTGATGATGAAATTGCGGCTGCGCCACAGTGGCTTGTGTCAAGACTTGGAACTGCCAGCCAGCCAGCAGTACGAAATGAAGTTCTGACGGGTGGGTTGGCGGACGAAGAACGCGCCATTGCCCGGGCAGTCGAGTACCTGAAGACGGCCCCCGTGGCCATCGAAGGTGAAGGCGGCGACCACACCACGTTTAAGGTGGCGTGCAAACTGAAAGACTTTGGCGTCAGCGAAGACGAGGCCCTTGGGCTGCTCTATCAGCACTGGAACGAACGCTGCGACCCACCGTGGAGCGACGGCGATTTGTTTAGTAAGGTCGCCAACGCCTACCGCTACGGCAAAGAACCCCAAGGAAGCAAGGCACCTGAAGCCGAGTTCCCCGCCATTCCTGTTTCGGGAAATGAGAAAAAGGAGGACGGCGGGAGCAACCACCCTTTGGCCAAGATGAATGAGCGGTATGCGTTCATTCACGCTGGCTGCTACATCCTTTGCGAATCCACCAACGAGAATGGCGAGTATGTGAACTACCATATGTCGCCCACTGGGTTGCACCAATACTACGCCAACATGCCCTTTATGAGTGGCAGCAAGTCCGCGCCATTGTCCAAGGCGTGGCTGGAGTGGCCCCAGCGGCGCAGCTACGAGTCCGTCATCTTCAGCCCGGAACAGCTCCACGATCCCAAGTTCTTCAATATGTGGCGGGGCTTCAGGGTCAAGCCCGCTGAGTCTCCCGACCATCCTTCGGTGGACGCTTTCCTTGAACACGCGCTGAAGAACGTCTGTGCTGGCGACCACGCACTGTTTACGTGGCTAATGGGCTACTTCGCCCACCTGATTCAACGGCCATACGAGAAGCCGCTGACGGCGCTTGTATTCAAGGGCAAGAAAGGAACCGGCAAAAATGCACTGGTGGAACGTGTTGGCTACCTTCTTGGTGGGCACTTTATTGTGGCTGATGATAGCCGTTATCTTCTGGGCAATTTTAATTCTCACTTGGAATCGTGCCTTTTCATCGCGCTTGACGAAGCCCAATGGGCCGGGGACAAGCGGGCAGAAGGACGCCTAAAGGGCATCATCACAGGCGGCTTCCACATCATTGAGCGCAAAGGCGAAGAACCCTACAAGGTTCGCAACCTGACCCGCGTGGCCATCCTTGGGAACGAGGATTGGCTGGCGCCCGCCACCGAAGATGAACGCCGATATGCCGTTTTTGAAGTGGGTGATGGCCGCAAGCAGGACCGGCAGTTCTTCAAGGACATGCGCGAAGGCATGGAGGCAGGGGGCTACGCCAACCTGCTGCGCTACTTCCTTGACTTTGATCTAGGTCAAGTGGACGTGGACCAAGCGCCCAACACCAAGGGGCTGGCGGAACAGAAAGTCCAATCGCTGGAGCTGTTTGAACAGTGGTGGCTGGATTGCCTGGCCGAAGGGCGGATCGTCGGGTCGGACTTCTCCGAAGGATGGCCTGAGAGCATCCCAACCAAGGCGCTGGTGCGTGCGTTCCAGCGGACCATGCGGGAGCGCAACGTCAAGAGCCGCCTGCCGGATGACCGGGTGATTGGCAAGCGCCTGTCAAAGATCGCCCCCGGTGCACAGAAACACAAGGCGCGGGGGCTGACCGAAGGCACCTATGAGTACCTGATGGGGGCACTGGCGGATCGGCGGGGTGAGTTTGACAAGTTCATCGGGCAGGAAAGGGAGTGGGACTAGCGCAACTGCAACTTGATGAACGCATCCCTGATCGCTGCCATGCGCGTCCTGAACGGGCCTGCTTCAACCGCGCCTGTTTTTTCGTTTGTTGCCGATCCAGACCGCAAGGCGGCGGAACAGTTGGTTTTGGACTACCACTACTCCAAGCGTTTGCCATCGAATGTTCAGGGGGTGTTTGGCTTGAATGACGCAAACGGTGACCTTGTTGCCGCTATATTCTTTTCTATTCCGCCAACCAGGTGGTCAGAATCGGTTTTTGAACTCACCCGATTGGTGAGAAAAGACGGAATTAAAGTCCCGTTGACATACCTAATATCAAAGGCGACGAAAGAGTTGCGCCGAAGGAAGGGGGCGGATTTAATCGTTTCGTTTGCCGACAACACGCAAGGTCATCACGGGGGCATATACCAAGCGTCATCGTGGGCGTTTCATGAAATGCGAAAGCCCGCGCACGACGGGTTTTTGATTGACGGGAAATTTGTGCCGCGCCGGACGTGCAATTCTAATTGGCGAACGTCATCGCGCACAGACCTGCCTGAACTGCTTTGGTTGATGGGGTACGATTGGACGGTGGTTCCCCACTACGATAGCGGGAAATTCCTGTACTGGAAATCTATGGGTAAATCCGGCGACGCGAAGGCCGAGCGGCTTCGCCTTGGCCGCAAAGCGTACCCGAAGCCTGCCAACGATAACGCTACCGATTCGCTTGCGCACCTGCTGTCATAGGGTGGTGAGGGCGGTGGGGATCGAACCCACGACACTCGGATTAAAAATCCGATGCTCTACCGACTGAGCTACGCCCTCCGTGACCTATGCGTGACCTGCATCGTTGACGCGGCCCGTAACCCATTGCAATATCGGATTTGAATGATGTCGGTCATTTACGCAGCCTCACGAAGCACAGAGGGCA